CACATTAGTCCCAGCTGGTGTAAACGTGGTGCAAGTTTACCGTAATGGTCAAATATTATTGCCAACTCAATATACCATACCAACAAACGCATCAGTTGTCATTGGTGCAACTGCTTTTAAGTTAGGGGAAAATTATACAGTTATATTTCCTAAAGGTGGAGGCGGTTCGGGTAGTGGTGGTTCGGGTTCACTAACCTCTATTTCTGGAGGAACAGGAATAACGGTAAGTCCTGACCCAATAACAACAACTGGCACGGTATCGGCTGACCTTTCTGTTTTAATGGAGTTATCTGATACGGTTACGTTATCCAATAGAATAAATAATAAGGTTAATATTTCTGATACGGCAACAATGCTTCTTCCTTATTTCCGTGATGCCGATACCTCTTCATTAAATCTTACTTCCAGATTTGCACTAAAATTAAATGCAGCAGACACGGCTTCATTGTCCTCAAGAATAAATACTAAGGGAACGGTATCAAGCGTTGCAACGGGCTTTGGCTTGCTCGGTGGAACAATCACAACGACGGGAACTTTGCTACTTGATTCGGCGGTTGTATTTACACGGATAAGGGATTCTATCGTTGACGTTGCTATTGGGAATGATACGATTAAGATTTTAAAACAAGAATATGCGCCAGCCTTAACAAGCATTTTGACTTGGACAATAACGCCTAAATTTCCTATTCAATTAAAGGCTTATATTTTAGTGTTTAGAAACGGTCAGTTATTAAACAATGACCAATATAATCTTACTGACACAAATCAAATTACAATCGTTTCAACATCCTTTAAAGTAAACGCAAATTACACGGTTGCTACTGTTAGCGGAATTGGTTCTGTTGGTTCGGCTCAAGGTGACCCTGTTTATCCTGAGGCTGGAATTGCGGTTAGTACGGGTACAACATGGACAACATCTATTCCTAATAATTCGACTAATTGGAACATTGCCTACAATGATAAAATAAACAATGCAGTTTTCACGGGAACAGATACAAAAACATTAACCCTAACTCAGTTAGACGGTGGAACATTTACACCAACCTTTACCGATTTGCAAGGGGTGACGGGTGTAACGGCGGGAACAGGATTAACGGGTGGAACAATAAGTACAACGGGCACGCTCGCAGCTGATACCTCATTTTTATTTACACAGTCAGATACATTAAACCTTAATCTAACTTCGAGATTATTAGGTAAATTAAACTTATCTGATACTATAAAATTAACAACATTTGGAACAAGTAATGCAGCAACATTAATAAATAAAACTTTAAATATTCCAAATTACAAAACATTAAGTGTGACTGACCCAATACAAGACTATCTTGTTAAATTTAGTGATAATCTTGGATTTGGAATACAAAGAAGTAATATAGCAGAAGTCGGGACAACTGTTAATATGGCAAGTAGCGACGTCAGATTAGGAGCAATAAAAAACAATGGTACTTTTTCAAGTCCAATTACCGTGTCAACAAATTGCGGCTCGCCTGGTGGTGCTAATCTTATAGGTACAAGTACGGGTAATTACGTAAATAATTGTTCAACAGGAACGGCTTATCTTTTGCTTCCAGACCCAGCAGACATATCTGGTTTTACAGTTGGAAGGATTTTAACAATTACAAATTTAAGGTCAGACCAATCAATGGTTTTAAATACAAGTGGTTCGTATATTAACGCAAGACCTTTAGGAATAAATGGTGCTGCCGAATCTTCTATTCCAGCAAAGCGATGGATAACGGTACAAAGCAATGGAACTAATTGGTATATTATAGCAACGGGAATTGCACAATAAACTAAAAAAAAACATAAACATGAAACAACTCCTTCCCCTCTTCCTCTTCCTTTTGCCTTGCCTTGCATGGGCACAGTATCCGAGCAATGGCAATCAAAAGATAACGCTTGGTGAACAGACGACTGCCGATGGGCTGATTTGGCGAGGCGTGGCTTCAACTGATACAGTACGAAAGCCAAGTATTGACACAATGGCTTACATGGTTCTTGATACCACTACAAATATAATGTGGCATTATAAAAAGGCAACGAACAACGCATGGTTGCGTTTAAACCTTTTACCGAGCGACACGGCTTCGATGCTAACAAATTACTATCGTAGTGGCAGAACTGGAATTATTCAAGCATCGGATGTTCCTACTTTAAATCAAAATACAACAGGTAGCGCAGCAACTTTGACAACAAGTAGGACTTTTCAAACAAACCTTGCATCAACATCAACTGCCTCATTCAATGGTAGTGCAAACGTAACACCTGGAGTAACGGGCACTTTACCTGTGGCAAATGGGGGAACGGGAGCGACATCATTTACGGCTGCAAATAGAATAATTTATTCAAGCTCAGCCACTCAACTTACAAATTCACCTGATTTTACTATTTCAAATACAGGAGATAAATATATTGAAGTAAAATCTTCAGAAGACAATAAAGTTGCATATATTAAAGCTACAAATAACACTCCGAAATCTTTTGAATACGGTGTATGGGGAACAACAAGTGCAACTTTTGGAGCAATAAGTGCAGATGATGGATATTTATTTGGAACAACAAATATGTCTTTTGTAACTCAAAATAATTCTGGTATTATAAAATTTGGTGTAGGTACAAGTGGTACTGAAAGAATGAGATTAGAAGGTTCTGATGGTGAATTTAAAATAGGTTATGGTGCTACTGATAATGGTGCTTATAAATTGCAAGTTAATAGTCAAATATTTGCTACTAATGCAACTATTGAAACATCTGATATAAGATTTAAAGAAAATATACAACCTTTAGATAAAGGATTAGAAATTATAAATAAATTAAAACCTGTTAAATTTAATTTTATAAGTACAACTGAAAACAATTTTAGTGAATTTGATGAAATAGGTTTTATTGCGCAAGATGTCGAAGGCGCTTTATCAACAGAATTATTTGCCAAAGCAGTTGTAAAAAAATTAGATGAAGATAAAGATGACAGCGCACTTGGTTTAATGACTGAAAAATTTATACCAATTTTAGTCAAAGCCATACAGGAGCAACAAGCCCTCATCAAAGCCCTTGAACAAAGAATTATTAACCTCGAAAATAAATAAAATGAGATACCTATTTTTATTCCTTCCCTTGTTTTCCTTTGCGCAAGATGTTGTCAAAGACACGGTGTACATCCAAAAGCAAGGAAACATTTATTACATTATTCAGCAAACTACTTTGTCTGATTCAACTGTCACAGGCTCAAAGCAAATATTAGGCGATTCTGCAACTGCCATTCAAAGCCTTGTTACCGATGCTGAAAGGCAAAGCAACACATTAGCCATTCATGCAAAGCCTATTATCACTAAGGGCAAAGCGGTGCAAAGGATAAATTATTACAACGACTTGCACGTTCAAATAAGTGGTAAGCCTGTTTATTTTACAACGGCTCAAAGAGACACGGCAAAGTTTCTTGGAGACTGGAGGCTAAATTTCAACGGTGAAATCATTGATGGTAAGATTGAGTTAAATGTAAACAAGCGTTTAATCTTCAACCCAGACAATGGCAAGGTGTACACCATTTCAACCAATCTACTTTTATCTACATTTACCAATCAAGTTTCCTTTGCCTTTAACGGTGTTAAATACGACTTGTACAAATATGCTGATGGCAAATTTGCAACGGTAGATGGAGATGTGAGATTAATAAAACTTGAATAATGAAAGCAGTTATTTACAATATTTTTAAACTTGGCTACGATGGCATTGCCTATTCCATTTGCTGCGGAGTGCTATTCTCGTTTTTCCTACCCATTAAACATTTTTTAATTTTTACAATCTTTGTCGTTTTTGCAGACACAGTCACGGGAATCATGGCGGCAAAGAAAAGGGGCGAGCCTATAACAAGCAAAGGGCTTTATCGCACATCGCAAAAGGTAGTGACCTATTTCTGTGGTATAATGATTTTTCACGGGGCAAGTATTACTTTTGGACTGCCATCGCAAATCACCTATTCTGTAAGCTTCATCATTGCAGCCACTGAATTGTTTAGTATTTCGGAAAATATAAAGTCCATAACTGGAACAAATATTGGTACAAT